CTTTTACTGGATCTCTAATCTTGAACCATGCTGCTGGTTGGTATCTTTCAAATTTCTTTTCGTCTCGGAAACAATTCATACAAATATTATAATCTTCATCTTCATCCCAAGAAATATATTCTTTTGTTTCTGAATTTCTGATTACTCGATCTTTTCCACCTGAGGGGCTTTCCTCACAACTCCCTATTTGATTTTGATAGCAGTCCAAACACGGTATTTTAATTTCTTTACAAAACTTTTGCCTGTTTGATCTTCCTGTAAATCTGATTCCATATCGAACAAGCATTTGTGCCCTTGTCATATCCCCAGCAGCAAAGAAAGCAACATTTTTCCCCGCTCTTCTTGCTGCTATCGACAATTCAATCAACATCCACGTCTTCCCCCTTTTTTCAGGACCAAGAAGAGTAACAAACGAATCGGGGATAAACAGATCATCAAGAAATCTACCAGCAGCACCAGGCAAACGGAATAGTGGAGTAGAAGAAGTTTCAAAGGCCAATGCCATTTCTTCTGAATTGCTTAGCGGATCGACGATTTTTTCAGAACGTATAGAAAGACTCTTATAATTCGAAATCGTTCGTTGTGCATCGATTATAGCGTTTTTTGAAAGAGAATTAGAAACGCTCTTGGCTACAAATTCAAGATTTTTAGTTTCAAGATATTTTTCAGTCTGGTCCAGAAGATATTCAACGTTGAATTGTTCTACTCTTTCATAATCGTCAGAAAGTGAACTGAGTAAGTCTTCAATAAGTGAAAGTTCGTCTTCTTCAATATTTCCTTCTTTTTCTTCTTTTTTGAAAATATCCTCAATGTGGATTCCAGGAGCTTTTTTGAATTGTTGATAATATCTGGATACCCACTTTGCTACTGTACAAATATACGGGGTAGTGATTAAGTCGATTCTGAAAATGTGTTGAACCGCTTTAAAATATTCATCACTGACAATCAATCCTTGAATTATTTGACGTTCAGGATTTTCTTTTATTTTTCTTCTTCGATATCCAGCCATATTATTCCTTTATCAATTCTCCGTTAGATTCGATAATGTCTTTTGGAAAAACAACAATTTCTCCCGTTAGAAACTGGATTTCAAAACATATAAATTGAAGAAAGTAAGTTTCTTTCAGTACTCGAAACGGAACACAGATTTCTGCTTTGTGTCGATAAAACTGACCAGGTTTTATTTGCTGTTCCATTTGGTTCTAACTCTTTTTCGTTTATCTTCCCCCTTCATTTCGATTTCTCTACACATCCCAGCTATTCTACTTGTTAACCTATCGTCATCCATTTTTTTACTCAATTCTTGGATAGACAAATTGGAAGTGATAAAAGTTGGTTTGCTGTTTTCATATCTGTGGTTGATAATCAGGTAAATAACTTGCAAAGAAAAGTCAGAAGTTTTTTCAATTCCAAGATCATCTAAGCACAACCAACCAGATTTGGTACATTCGTCAAATATTTCCTGTTCTCTATTTGATCTTGACTGGTAAGATTGACGTATTTCAAAAAGCATTTGGGGAACGTTGAACCAAGCTCCGTCATATTTAAGTTCATAGCGAAGATTCAAATACAACCAAATAGCAGCTTGTTGACTTTTTCCTACCCCTGTCTTTCCAAACAGATAAAACCCCTGATTCTGTTCTCCGTTATAAACAATCGGACTTTCTTCGAGAAAAGAACAGGTTGATAATGTCGTTATGTTTTTTACAAGATTTACCGGAACAGAATCAGGAAGACATTTTTCAGGACTTTTTTTCAAAGCTGATTTTTCTATTCTGCATGGACGACAATCTTTTACTTTAGCAGCAGCAGCTACATCATCAGAATCTTCCTCATCATACAATTTCATTTCAAATTCTTTTTTGCAGGTTTCACAGATATTTTTTATCATTTAATCCTCCATGACAATTGTTTCGTAATTATCGTCATATTTTCCTTCTTGATAAGCCGCCCCACCTTTCGTACTTTTTGATCTTTTCTTGTTTGAATACTTTCCTTCGAGAATCTTCAGATAGTTTTGGTCATTCGTAACTATGAAATCAAAATCGACTTTCCAGCCACGATCATTATCTCCGAGTAGGAATTCAGAATCGGCAATTTTATCAAATATCTTTTTCCAAGCTGATAGTTCAGAAAGTTCGGGGGATTCTTCAATTCTTGTTTTTAATTTATTTAAACGAGATGGTGTTAATTTTATGACAGAAGGTAAATCTAATTTATCGGCTGTATCATTCCAAAGATCAATTATTTTTTTTGAAAAGGTACTAATACTCTCTTTTAAATAATTCTCTTTTAACAACTCTCTTTTAAGAAGCGTACCCTTTTCGGTTATAGGGTAAAGCCCTTTTGGGTTAGGGGTATTAATCCTTTTAGGCTTTACCCTATTATCTTTTTCGATTAGGGGGTCTTTATATAATTGATGGATTATTTTCTGAATATTATTCCTGTCAAATTCTATTTCTTCTTTTAATTTATTTTCTATTTTTTCAAATAAAACAATTACTTCTTTGTTCATTCTGATAAATGCTTCGTTGTACAAATCCCCCATTATTTTCCATTCTCTGGGGATTTTCATTGATAATTTTCGCAATTGAAAATACCCAGAGCCACCGTTTTTAAATTTTTCTTTTACGATTGAATCTTCTCTGTTAATTATAAATCCGAGTTTTTCCGACTTTGATATAAGAGCTGAAACTTTATTTGCTGATATTCTATGTTTTATACCAAGCTCTTTATTTGTCAATGTACAACCACCATAATCAAGATATTTATCACTAACCCTAATAATCTCTGTAAGAATTTCTTTTTCTTTATATGAAAAAAATGGGCAGGCAATAAGTTCTATCGGAATTGATAAATAGTTTACCCTTATTGTATTTTTTGGTGCTTGCTCTTCTGAATCATTAATAAAATCGGTTTGATCGTTCATTTTCTGATCTCCTTTTGCGTGAAAGAAGTTATAAAAAGAAAGAAGGGGAAGATACGGCAAACGTCAATTTCTGTTGGACCATCCAGAATGTTGACTACCTTCCCCCGGCAGAAGCCAAACAGGGGATCAGCCTGTTTTCTTAGGAGGTGTAAAAAAGTCCAGTAATCTTATTATAAGCGATTTCTAAATTTCGATTAACTTTTATTTAAAAATCGCTTATAACCGTGAATTATCCGAGCATCAACAACTTTTCAATTACCTGTTTTCTCAGTTTTTCATTTTCCATTTCGAGTGCTTCAATCCTTTTTGTTAGGGCTTCTATCTCCTTTTTCAGCCTTTTATTTTCGGCAACAAGGTTATTACTTTTTACTTCATTTCCATCAGAAATATTTCTGACCTGCCTTTTATTTGGAAACACTTTATGGATCACTTCATAAAATCCAGGAATAACTGAATATGAAGCAACATGAGATTCAACAGCAGCCAGCACTTGCGGCCTTTCTTTTTTGCTCATGTTTTTTAAAGCAACACTGTTTTCATAACCGTATTTGAGAAAGATTTCTCTACCATTTTCCATTGCAATAATTGCATGAATTGAAAGAAACCGGCTCATTGTCCATCCGGCGATTTGACGAAGAATGAAGGAAAACTTTGATGCTTTCCATTCCTCGACATTAATACTTTTTGTTTCTTCATAATAAGAATCTTTTTTCCAAGTCTCATCATCTTTAATTCTTGACATTATTTTAAAGATGTCAAGAATACCCTCATTTCTTTTGGTTTTAAGTTCACGGATTTCTTTGATGGTTTGTTCTAATGACATTTTTTCACCTCATTGATTGTGTTGATTAGTGTTAGTGGCTGAGATAGCCACTGCCGAACATCTTGATAAGATTCTTTTGTTATTTTTTTAAACTTAAATATTTTTGATCGAAATTTAATATTACATTTAGTACTACAAAAATTTGTTATATTAATTTTACTCGAAAGTTTTTCAAATTCTTTCCCACAATAATTACAATTAATTTTTATTTTTGTAGTCCTATATTTTGCATGACATTTATGATTGCAAAAATTATTTTCAGTAATCATATTTGAAAGTTTTTCAAGTTCTTTTCCGCAATAACTACAATTAATAAAAGTTCTCTTTTTTCTATATTCTATAAAACATTTATAACTACAAAAATTATTTTTTTTGATAGCACTTTGTTTTCTTTTAAATTCTTTCCCACAATAATCACAATTAATGATAATTGTTTTTTTTGTTGAATTGTGATAACATTCACAACTACAAAAATTTCTTTCATTCATTTCTTTAATTTCTTTTTCAAAATCCTTCCCGCAAAAATCACAATTAGCAATATTCATAATAATTCCTTCATTAAATTATCAGCATCATTCTGATTCATTTCCCCCGGATCTTCATTTTTTAAATCGATGATTATTACTTCTCTATTTCCGTCAGAAAGACAGTTTGCTAATTTTTCCGCTTGTTCTATTGCCGTTAGTTCAGGATCAAACAAAATAAATATCTTTTTGAAAGGCAACAGCAATTTAACTTGAGCTAATGTAAACTTTATTCCGAATGTAGCAACTGAACTTGGTCCTAATCTCCAAACGTCAGTTACCCCTTCACAAATTACAACAGAATCACTTTTGACAAGACCTAATCCATAGAGACAGGTTTTATGTTCTCTCGATTCAAGGTCAGCAGGACAGGCTTTATATTTCATTTTGCTTTTGTCTGTTATATCCCTTCCTTGATAACTAACGAGTTTGTTCTGATGATAAATCGGGATTATGATTCTGTGATTGAAATTGCCGATTGGCCCTGTCCCTTTTATTTTCCAAATGTCTTTTATTTTTTCGGGATCGAAATTTCTATTTTCTAAATATCGAATATGTTGCTTCTGAAGCTCTGTTGTTCCTGATGGCAATTTACATTCTTTTCTTGATTTCCTTTCTTTTTTTTGATAAGGAATATAAGAACCGTCAACTTGATATTTTTTCAGAATTGGATAGATACTATTTTCATCAAGTTTCAGAACGATAGATAGAACATGAACAACATTTTTTCCTCCTCCACATCGCCAACATGAATATCTCCCGGCGAATTTAGAAGAATCGTCAATACAATACCCGAGATGAAATCCAGAATGGCCTGAACAGAAAGGACATGGAATCCCTACCCAACCGAGAGAAACGTGTTTGTGTCCACCTGGTTGATAGGAGATTCCAAAATCCTCATAGAGTTTGATTATGTCGATCATGTTTTTTCAACAACACATTTACAGTTCTTAAAATTCATCAACGAACAAAAATCAACAGTACAGGCTTTTTCGTCGTATCGGTGAATTGTTCGGTGAGGACAACTTCCGCCGTACCAGCACGTTTTGGCCATAGAGCAGATGTGCTCTTTTTTAATTCTAGCTTTCGAAATAACTCTAGGCTGATCGATTTTAGTCTCACCAGTAGGTAGAGATGGGTACACGGTTCTTTGTCGTTTTTTTAAAGGTAGAATTGTCCTTTTCATTTTAGTTCCCCCTTTGTTATTTTTTGAAGTAGTGCTGAAAGAAGATTTATATCATCAACTTTTTTACCATCAAGAATAGCAGCAAGTATTTTTCGTTTATTGTCGAGCAATTCAGCAATATCCTCTTCTATCGTCTCTGCTGCGAGCAAATAATAAGCCGTAACAGAATCAGCTTCTTGTCCAATCCTATGTGGCCTTGCTTCTGCCTGGTCATGTTCTCCTGGAGTCCACCACAATTCGAGAAAACAAGTTGCATGGGCAGCTGTTAGGGTAATGCCCTCTTTTGCCGATCTTGAACCGATGAATACTTTACATTCATGATCATTTTGAAATCGATCTACAGCAGCTTGTCTATCTTTTAAATTCGTATTTCCATAAACAAGTACAGCAGTTTTCTTGAAATGCTCAAATACTTTTTCGAGTATTGCATGATGTTCCCCGAATATAATAAGTTTTTCCCCACTTTCAATATAGTTTTCAATCCATTCAAGAGCCAAATCCATCTTCAATTCAGCGGTTAACTGTTTTGCTTTTTCGATAATAGCAAGATGTTCAGCCCCATTTTTTTTTAATTCTTCTCTGATTTTTGAAAGAATTTTCTCATATTTATTCAAATCAATTTCAAGAGGGACAACAGTTCGAATTAACGGGGGTAAATCTTTTAAAACGTCTTTTTTTAATCTTCGAATCATAATCGATTGTGTTAACAGTTTATGGAATTCTTCTTTGTTTGATGCCCCTGTTACATTCCAGCCGCATCCATCCCATTTTCTGTCGCAATATCGCTTTGTGAACTGCCACCAATCAGGAATAATATGTTTGTTGACCATACGAATAACCCTGTAATATTCGATAGGCCGATTAACAATAGGAGTTCCAGACATTGGGATAACATGACTTGCTGATTTGCTCAATTCTTCTGCTGCAATAGTCCTTCCTGCTGATGGATTTTTCAAATAGTGTGATTCATCGAATACAATAGTTTTTATATTCAGATTTTTTATTTGTGAATCTAGTTGATATAGTTTTCCTTTTCCTTTACAGTTATTACATTTTATTCCATGTTGTTTCTTTGTTCCGTTGCAGATTGGACAGATAACAGATTCGTGAATTATATCATAGTTAATAATATATATATCCTGCCTGTTTCCTCCCGGAAAAGTTGTGAATTTCTTTTTGTTTTTTCCTTCAATTATAACCGGTTCAAGATCGGTAAATTTCAATGCTTCTCTGACCCAATTCAATTTCAAACTCGAAGGACAGACAACAAGTGCGGGAAGAACCGTTTTTTTGTTAAGTTGGATCCATCCGAGGGCTTGAATAGTTTTTCCAAGTCCCATTTCATCACCGATTATTGCCCTGCCTTTTTTTTCTTCCAGAAATTGAATACCCTCTTTTTGAAATGGATAAAGGTTGATTCGAAGGCCAGGAACAGAAAAATCTGATGAAAGAGTAGGGATTTTTTCTTTTTGAATAGATATCCATTTGTTCAATTTTCTTCCGAAAACAAAACCTAATTTTTGTAAATTGTCACAAACAAAAGTGCTGACAGGAATTTTCCAACTTTTGTTTTCTTTATCCCATTTTCTTCCTGGAAAGGTTTTGATTTCTTCAATTAGATTTGGATTGTACGGGAATTTTACCTCAACCATTCCTTCTCTTCTGATCAGTTCAGCAGATAGAATAGTTGATGGTTTTTCTGATTCAGGAGCCTGTTTGTTTTCATACGGTGAGATAGAGAGGATTTGACCATGATATTTCGGGAGGAGTTTTTTCAGAGAAAGCAATTGCTTTTCCGTCAATCTTCCCCTTTTTCTATATTGATCAACGAGAGATGAACAAAAAACAGAATCAGTTGAATTGAATCCCATTCCATTTTGATATTTAGTAGAAAATTCTTGTTGCTCATCAGGGGTTTGAAACGAATGCAAAATAAGCATTGCCCCGATAGCATATTCATCCTTCTGAATTGCTGATCGGAAAATATCTGAGGTAGGAGTTTGAATAATCATTTGGGATTCCTTTTGTCTGTATATAAACAGGTCAGGAGGTATTTATTTATAAATAGTCAGTTTGATAAGAAAAGTTAAGAAAAATTATTTTAACATCTTCTCTATTTCGTGAACTGCTCTCCAGTATCGCGGCCATTTCCATGATAACGTTTCTCGGCAGTGTTCTTTTAAATCTCTTCTAATATCTCTTTTATTGCAAACAGCCGAGATAGGCCATTTAGTTCTTTTTGATTCTATTCCAATATTTTCAAAAACACATTTAATAATAGTTTGAGCGTCTTTAGAGAGATATGATATTTCATCTTTGAATTCAACAATTTTACAAGGATCTTCTACCCCATCAATTCCAAGGGCTTCTTCAATTTCAATAAAGCAATTTGGGTGCGGGTGGATTTTATGATTATTTCCATTCATTTTTTGTAAAATAAGATTGTGATACAACCAAGTACAAAATTTTCCTTTTTTCGGATCATGAGTTTTACAGGCCTTTACAAAAGGTTCATGACCATCCCCGTTTAAAAAAGATTGTCTTCCAAGAATTTTACATATTAATCCTTGGAAGTCCTCATATTTTGGTTGTTTATCAGGAAATTTTGTTCTTTTCATCTTTTTGCCCGTTTGAAAAGCCTTTTCAGGGTCAGACGTGTGGAGTCTGTTTTTGGATTGTAGATGATGCTTTCAATTCCCCAACTAGCGTATTTCGAGAGATAAAAATCACCAAGGGAAAAGAACCACTCCCAATTTCCTTCTATTTGGAAAATTTGTTTATATTGTGTTCTTTTCATGATATTTCTCCTTTTAGTGTTAACCACTCAACTACCAGCCGGGAATTTCTCCCCGGCCTTGGTTCAGGGGTTAATTCATCATTTGGATGACAAGGTGGATGGTTTTTACACATTTATCGTAATTAGTACATAGATTTTCATAAATGCGCGATTCGAGAATTTCAGGCCAATCTTGAATAGTATGGAGTTTGCACCCAACCTGGATAAAATTGTTGTATGCTGTGATATGATATTCACAGGCATTTGCAATACATATAGGAGGTGAAACCACCAGAGCATTTCCGTACACCTGAGCATTTCCGTACACCCGAGCATCTCCGGACACCCGAGCATTTCCTGACACCTGAGCATTTCCGAACACCCGAGCATTTCCGGATATCCAAGCATATCCATTATGCGAAAGATTTTCTTCTTTTTC